GGTACCTGGGTAAAGACCAGTTACAACGGGACCATAAGAAAAAATTATGCAGGAATTGGTTTCCACTATGACCCAGTCAATGACTGGTTCCACGCACCTCAGCCATTCCCATCGTGGACTTTGGATGAGAACGCACAATGGCAACCACCAGTGCCATACCCAACAGATGGAGTTATGTACGCTTGGGATGAAGAGACTACAGACTGGAAGGCAATAAACAATGGCTGATAAGAAACTTGTTGTAGATGTAGCAAAGGGAACACAGACCTATGTTGACCTTACACCTGAAGAGATCGAGCAACGTGCAGTAGATGCACAAGCTGCTGAGATTGAGCGTCAAGAGCGTGAAGCGGCAGAGCAGGCTAAGGCTGATGCCAAGCTATCTGCTATGGCAAAACTCCAAGCGCTAGGCTTATCTGGAGATGAAATCACTGCTATCCTTTAGCATACATCTGCTATACTGTCAAGATGAGATTTCACGTAATAAGCCTGCCCCATACACAAACAACTAAAGATTACGTCAACTGCGCCTATACCGAAAAGGTAAGACGCTTTTGTATAATGATGAAGAGTTTAGGCCATACGGTCTATCTCTATGCTGGAGAAGATAACGAAGCGCCGGTTGATGAACTCATCACCTGCATCACTAAAGAACAGCAGGACGAAGCACTCGATGGTAAGCACTACACCGAAGCTGCCTTTGATAATTTGTTACCGCACTGGCAGATCTTTAATAGTAACGCCATCATCCAACTAGGCAAGCGCCTGCAGAAGAAAGACTTTATCTGCCTGATCGGTGGTGCTTCACAGAAGCCTATCGCAGATGCTTATCCAGAATATATGAGTGTTGAGTTCGGCGTTGGATACGGTGGAGTCTTTAGCCAGTACAAAGTCTTTGAGTCTTACGCTTGGATGCACAGCATCTATGCAATGTTTAAGAATCCTACGCTAGTAGATGGCAACTTCTATGATGCGGTAATACCTGGTTACTTAGAACCAGAGATGTTTCCGTTGCAAGAGAAGAAGGAAGATTACTACCTGTACGTAGGTCGTATGGTAGATCGCAAAGGTTTAATTGTTGCACAACACGTTTGTAAAGAACTAGGCGTTAAGTTAATTATGGCCGGTCCTGGTAATAACCCAAAGATTGAATATGGTGAATGGGTAGGGCCAGTAGGACCAGAAGAACGAGCAAAGTTAATGGGCGGTGCTATTGCCCTATTTGCTCCAACGCTTTATATCGAACCTTTTGGAAATGTGGTAATTGAGGCGCAAGCCTGCGGAACTCCAACAATTACTACAGACTGGGGAGCCTTCACAGAGACTAACCCAAATGGAATAACTGGATACCGTTGCAGAAATGCAATGGAATTTGCAGTAGCAACAGAATGGGTTAAGGACTTAGACCCAGTAGAAATACATAAAAGAGCAGTAGCGTTATATTCACTAGAGGCTATTGCACCACAATACGAGCAATACTTTGCAAGACTGCTAACTCTATGGGGAGATGGCTGGTATGAAAGGAAATAATGCCAACACTAAATGATATGGTTGATGAGGTTCGCTCATCTCTAGCAGGTTATACCCTGCGTCAAGATAGAATCACATACCTAACATCAGCTATCAACACAACAGCAACGGCTATCGGCATCGGTTCATCTGCCAATCTAGCCAAAGGTATTATCGAAATTGATGATGAACTTATCTGGATTGACAACTTTAGCCAGACAAGCAGCACACTTAATGCAGCTCCAGGATTTGGTCGAGGATACCAAGGCACATCGCCTGCACCTCACAGCCAGTACGCACAGATCACTCTTACTCCAACCTTCCCAAGAGTAACAATCAAGAAGGCTATCAATGATGTTATCAATAGCCTCTATCCTAAACTCTGGGCTGTCTCTTCTTATACCTTCACCTTTAATGCAAGCCAGACAACCTATGCCCTGCCTGATGATCTTGAATCAATCCTCTATATGTCTTGGCAGACAACAGGTTCAAGCCTTGAGTGGCTACCTATCAACCGTTGGCGTGCAGATCCAATGGCAAACGTTGCAACGTTTAATACAACAAACACAGTAAACATTTACGAAAACATCCAGCCTGGTAGAACAGTGCAGGTCTACTACACAACTACTGCAAATACTTTAGATAACAATACAGATGACTACGCGGATGTAACAGGGTTACCTGAATCATCTGTTGAGGTAGTGATCTTAGGAGCCTGCTACAAGTTGCTATCTTATGTAGATTCTGGACGTATCAATCTAAGTTCAGCAGAAGCTGATCTAAACGATACCAAGATTCCAAGCAGTGCAGGCGTTGCTTCATCCCGATACATCTATGCTCTATATCAGCAGAGACTCAATGATGAGGCGCTTAAACTTCAAGACAAGTACCCAATCCGTATCCACTACACAAAGTAAGGCAGACTATGACTAGACAGTATTCAAGTATTAGCGTTGCAACAACGCTTAACAGTGGTATTAATACTACCGCTACTACTATGGTTCTTCCATCAGTTAGTGACGTTACAGCCTTGCTAGGTGGTGTAACACTTGCTGCAGGTAACGTAGATATCTTTACCGTTGCGATAGATGTAGATACGGTTAACGAAGAGATTGTTTTTGTAACAGGCGTATCTGGCGACACACTCACCATCAGTCGAGGTCAGGCCGGAACAGGAACTGCTGGAGTCTCTGGTATCGCACACAGTGCTGGTGCAACAATCAAGCACGTGCTTACATCATCTGACTTGATCTTCTTCCGTAATGGTTCTTCACCTTTATCATCATTAGGATTTACTGGATCTACATCTGGAACTACTACAATACAAGCAACTGCAGTAGCTGGCACCACAACGCTTACGCTACCTGCTGCTACCGACACCTTGGTTGGCAGAACAACTACAGATACTTTAACTAATAAAACTCTTACTAGCCCAGTAATTAACGGGGCTACTATTGGAACATCAGTAATTAACCTTGCCACCAATGCTCAGACTGGCACAACTTATACTTCAGTACTTGAAGATAATAATAAAATAGTTGAAATGAACAATGCTTCTGCTAATACATTTACTATTCCATTAAACTCATCAGTTGCCTACCCAGTGGGAGCGCAGATCAACATCCTTCAAACTGGCGCCGGTCAAACAACTGTAGCGGCTACAAGCGGAGTAACCGTTAATGCTACTCCTGGATTGAAGTTAAGAGCACAATGGTCATCTGCTACGTTAATTAAACGCGCCACAGATACTTGGGTTCTTATTGGCGATTTGAGCGCTTAATGCCAATAATTGGAAACAATAGTTCTGGTGGAAAGAAACCAGGCACACCCACTTCTGTAAGCGCTAGTGCTGGCAATGCCTCAGCAACTGTCAGCTTTACTGAACCTGCCTATGAAGGTAAGACTGGTACAGCAACCTATGTTGCTACATCTAATCCTGGAAGTTATACAGGCACCAATACTGTCTCACCAATTACTGTAAGTTCTTTATCAAACGGTACCGCTTATACTTTTACTGTAATCGCTAACACTCCATACAGCGTATCGTCAGATACATCTACGGCTTCAAATAGCGTTACACCAGTTGCCCCACCTCCACCTCCTCCACCCCCACCACCTCCACCTCCACCTCCACCTCCACCTCCGCCTCCGCCACCACCACCACCACCAACTACAACTTGGTACTGCTCTGGTTACGAAGAAGAACCTGGTGAAACACCAAGGCAATATCGTTACACAAGTACTACTGACGATACGTTCTGTAGTTCAACTTTTGTTACAGTTTGTTCTACAAGCGGGTATCCTGCATATCCAACTTTGCCTTGCTAAGGAAGGAATCTAATGAGCAATGTAAAACCTTGGGATATGGTAAACGGAGCACCAAGATCCACAGCCGAAGAAGCAGAGAGAAGATTTGAAATCTGCAAAGGTTGTCCAGAGATTGTAGAACTGACATCCACCTGCAAGAAATGTGGTTGTTTTATGTATATGAAAACTAAACTTGCAGAAGCAAATTGTCCAATAGGAAAGTGGTAAAAATGTTTAATGCAAAAACTCAAAACGAATTTCTATCCAAAGAAGAAGTAGATACATTTCTTGGATTAATACAAGATACAGATGCTTGGGAGAAATCACCTGTTGAGTTTTGGGATAATAGAATTATTAGTTATCACAGTGTTAAAGATAAATTTGGTTTAGAAGTAGCAAACCTTTTTTCTGATATCATTGCTAGGATTAAAGATTTTATTATTAAAGAATATGAACTTGATAAAGACCTTACCCCAGGTGCAATTTCAATATGTCGCTGGTTTCCTGGAATGGAACAACCACCACACGCAGACGATATGACCAACACAGATACCAAAGGTTATGAAGATAATGCTTTTGGATCTGTCATATACCTGAATGAAAATTATACTGGTGGTAAAACCTATTATCCAGATTATGGAATTGAAGTAAAACCTGAGACCGGAAAACTTGCCGTACACCCAGGAGATGTTAACCATATACACGGTGTAACTAAAGTTGAAGAAAATATGAGATACACCATAGCTTCTTTCTGGAAATACAAAATCAAAGAACAATCATAAGGAGACATAATGCCATACGGCGATGACATAACCGAGGGAATCCCCTATGCACTCTCCAACCCTGCAGGATCTACTGCCTATATTTTAACTGGGCCAGCCTACGAAGTAGCCTTTGCAGGGCTACCGTTCTTTCTTGCAGCATCTGATGAGCAACCTTACCGTCGAGTCACAGCGCAATATCGTAAGCAACAGATTGACCAGACGCGTGAACCTGGTGAGCAGACGCTCACCGGCTGGTGGGTTAGATCTCAATCCTCGTTCCACTTAGGAGCGGGGATTAAGTATTTTGAGCCTATCCAAGAAGAGTCACTGCGCTTTCAGTACACAGAGTCTAAGGGTTTAGATGTCTGGACTAGAGGACAGGCTACTCTGCTCAACACTACAGTCAGAGCTGAACCTGCAACGGCAACCAACCTATCCTTATTTGGTGCTAGAGACAATACCAATAACGTAGATGCAGTTGTCTTTACTGAAGGACCTGATCTAAAGAAACTCACTATGAGT